AGTACAGGGGCATGGGGGTTTTATTCGGAACTGCGCATTTTTTGCATTTTTTCAACGTAGATAGTTGGGCTTCCTACTGTCTGCCCCATACTTATGGGTTCGCCGGGGGGGGTTATCATTTGGAGTATACCCGCCCGACTGGGGTGTATCACAATGTCGGTGTGGGCACGGTTGAGGTTGTTGGCTCTGAGTACATCGTCACTGTAGCTAAGGGTAACAACGGGGACATCGTCTATAACGTAGTAACGGGCTATGTGGCGGCCTTCAAAGGGGCCGGTGCGGGCGGCGGCGGGGGCATCGGTAATTTTCGTTAATGCGGCGGAAAAAGTATGTGGGGGTAAAGTGTCTATCTCTGCCAACTTGTCAACAAGGGCGGGGTCTGCGGCTTCGGTTAGGAATTCGTCAGTCTGCAGGTTCAGTACTCTGCGGGGGGCCGTTTGGGCTATAGCGTTGGGGAGAAACGCTTGGCGGGCCGTTTCGGCACCCTCAGCAACGCCCTCTGTAATCTCTCTTACAGACGCTTCATCCATAGCTCTAGACGGTCTGTTTAGCCGCATGTTCATGCTGGTCAGGTTTTGGTCTTGGCGCAACAGTTCGTCCATGCGGGTAAAAGTTAAAGTGTCTAGTTCTTCAAGCCCGTAGTTAAAATGAGCAGGGTCCAACTGAGTAGGGTCCAACTCGCCGCTTAGACGTGGTCTATTACGTGTGCGGGGGATGTCAAGGTCGAGTAAAACCCCATGGGGGTGGAAAAACTCATCCGCCACCCTGTTGAGTTCAGGCGACGGGGGGGTGCCACGCGGGATCTCCGGCAACGCTCTTTCCCCACCACTGTAGGGTACTCTATAGGCTTCAGGTCCGCGCAGGGCATTTTCAAGCCCCTGTACGCCTTCTGTATTACGCACCTCCGACATAGGGTTCGGGCTTATGTTCCTCCTTGCAAGAGTAGCCACACGCTCGCTAATTCTCCCCCCAGCCACATTTGCCGCCCGCGTACCAGCAGAATAGGCTTCAGTCCAAAAATTGGGCAAGCGGCGTAAAAAACTCTCCGCTCCGGCCACCGTGGGCGCAGCAACCGCCGCCGCCGCACGCGCACCAGTACCAGCAGCCTCAGCCGCACCAACGGACTCAGCCGCAGGGGTTAACAAACGGCGCATACCAGCAAACGGCGCAGCCGCCACAGCGCCTATGCCTCCAGCCAATAAAGCACGGCGGGTGGGGTCGGGTAAATCAGCACCGGCCTCTGCCACGGGTCTGGTGCCTCTTAAACTGGCAATGCCCCTCTGCACAGGGGCAGACCGTAAAGCTGCCCTGCCATAAGCCGCAGCGGGCAATACGGCACCCACACCCTGCAACCCGGCTATCCACGGATGCCCCGTCTGCCAGTGTTCCTCCGCACTGGGGCTGCGGGGGCCAGTAGCCATCTCGTAAATGCTGGTGCCATAGGCAGGGGGTTCAGGGTACTTACCGGCAGCCTCGGCAATACCGCCCACGCCCGTCAAAAGGCCCGCGCCCCATACGGCTTGGGCAGGCGATATGTTGGCCGGCATCTCTCGCGACATCAGATGGTAGTAAGAACGGGGAATCTCACCACGCTCAACCTGCTCAAGTATTTTACGCCGCCACTCGGGCTGCTCGTCGCCACGGCCAACATTGGTGGAGAGCAGCCCCGTGTTGGTTTCGGGCACAGCACGTAACCAACGGCCAATACCACCCTGTATACTCTTGCCAAAACCCCAACTGGGGTCCGGCGGCAAACGCACCGGGGGGGCGTAAACCCCCGCACCACGGCTATATGCTGCGGGTGGGGGCATAAAAATAAAAAATTTTGGAAAATTCCACCACTCATTCCTCAAAAAGTTCAGGGTGGTTCATCTGCGGGGACCACACTCTGAACACACTATCCCCGTTTGAACTCCAGCAATCGGCTAAGGGCACTAGGGTGTAAAACACAATAATTACACAAAGCACACAGCCCAGCAACCCACAACAAGGGGGAATGTTCATTGGTTCATGTAAGGAACTTTATAAAAAATACACCAGGATTTCTAGTCAAAACAGTGTTACATGCGATGCATATAACACCTTCCTCCGCAAGCGGGGTGCTGGCTATTTTATAGCCAACACCAAAAACCAAAAAGGGCGCGCTAGGTACCTAACCCTAGCGCGCCCGGTTTGCTGCTAGTGTTTAGCTAGCAGGCTTGGCAACTTGTAGCGCAATAATGGCTTGGCCAAAACTTGGCAAAGTTTTTGCACCAAAGGTATGGTTGCATGGGCTACCACCACCATTTAACAAGGCCATTAGTACGCATGGCCTTTTTGGTACACCTGTACACAGCGCAATAAGCTGGTAGTAAGCGTGCAAATTAAACACTGGCTGGGTAGCCGGTGTTACCTTATACGCGCCACCATGCCGGCATTGCCTGCTACTTAACACAGCAGCTTGTTGCTGGGGTTTGCTAAGCTTTTGGTTGCGTATGGTGGTAACACCCTGCGCATACTGTGGGTGCATGCCATACAACAACCAGTTAATTTGTGTAGGCCGTACATGGTTTGGCTTGCCACCATACCCGTAAGGCAACACACTTATACCCGGTTGTGGTGCATTTTGTACTGCAAGCTTACCCGCAGCGGTTAACACCCAAGTAACGTTATTAGCACCACCAACACTTGCAATAAAACCATTTAGGTTTGCAAACGTTACTGGTACCACAACCCCATTGCTTTGCGTTTGCACGCAAGGTATGGGTACGGTTGCAACCTTGGCCACTGTAGCAGTGGCGGTTGCTGGTTTACTTACTGTATTACTTTTTGCCATTTGTTTACCCTTTATATGGTAACTGTGCGTTAGTGCACAGTTACATTATAGGCCTATGCACACGTATTGCAACCCCTATAGTAAGTGTGTGCCCAACTAGTAATGTGTGCCCAACCAGCCCCAGCCAGGAATAGACTTGATACGATATGAGCAGAGCACACCTATGCACGCAGACCCGCGCCGAGAGTCTCCTCATCGGGTATATATATCCTCTTTTAGGTAAATCGTATAAACGCTAGCAGAATATAGACTAAACAGACCAGTCCTATCTGCAACGTAATCACGGTGGGTGTTAGTTTCATTAAATCTCCCCCCACCCGGCGGACCGCAACCAAGCGTTATCATGGTCTATGTCTGCTTGCTTGTCCTTGCGCTTCCATTCGCACTGTTCACACAGAATCAACTGACCCTCTGGACCAGTGCTGCTACAGGGATATTCTCTGACCCTATAATTCCACCCGTCAGAGGACACTGATAGTTCAATTTTGTTTTTACATATAGCCATAGTATTTTCTACCCTTTCTGCGGTTTAATTGCCACCCTTACAGTGTAAAGTCTACCCACGGGACTGGCAACGCCAGCAGGGGCAGGAGTACTGTTGTGTTTGCCATTCCGTTGCCTTGTACACCGCACCCATGAACTGGTCCGCCGCCGGAGTGTTAGCAGCATATATACTGGCTGAATACCCCGCCACGATGGCTGCCATTTTAGCAACCAGCCGTTCTATTGCCTTTTCCGTGGCGTTAAGCCTTGGCACAATTTCCCCCTCTTGCATAGCCCAGTCACACACGTTTGGTGTGCGGGGATGCCATGGCCGTGTAGTACTGGCGCACCGTTTTTCTAGTTCTACCACCCGCACACGACCGCACTGCAACCGGGTAATGAGTTTGTTTTTGCGCTTAGTCAGCATACGGTAACGCCGCCAGAACATGTACTCCTGATGTTCTAACTCGTCGGGAGTGTAGGCAACAGGGCTGAGTGGCCCCGTCAAGTCTTTAATACCATCAAAGCTGATGCTCATTTATTACCCCTTTCTGTGGTTGTACTTACCCTTACAGTATAAAGTCTGGTGGCATGAGCCACAACTAACCCCAGATCTATATGGATCTATAATGAAAGGTATAGTGATACGCCCATGGGTAGGGGGGAGTCTAGTCAAGTCTTATCATTTCTTATACTAAATCTCACGTATAAAAAAGGCCGGGAAGCCACAGCCCCCCGACCCTTGCCCGGATTCAGCTACGCTTTAACTACGCTGAGCTTAATCCAAGGACCTTGCAGCCAAGTCCCTGCGGACGGGCTGTAACCACCGTTCAATAGTGCCACGGTACAGAGCATAGTCTGCTTGCTGTGGCCGTCTATTTTACGCATGGCTGCTAGGATTTCCCCTAGGCGGCGGTCGCCCTTTTTACCATGCGGGGGACGCAGCCCAAACAGGTGGAAGTCATGGTACCGTGCCCGCACGCCGTCCGGCTTGCCAGAATACCCGAATGGGGTACGCTTCTGGTCCTTTAGGCGGCAATTATCCAATGGGGTGACTACCACATTGTTTAGCTGCCCGTCGGCCTCAGCTTGTACCCATTCCCATACCGCAGCAGCGGTGACTTCTTCGCCCTGTGGCACAGTAAAGTCTACTGCCTTGGCTTTATTGACCACGGCCTTGGCTGTGATCTGCTTAGTTAGTGCTTTTTGCACGTGATTCTCCTTTCTTTGAGAAACTGTGGACTGCCCCTTGCACCCCACTAAGTATAGTGTACTTTAGGAACATGTTCATTGCAAGCTTTAATAAGGTTTTATTATCAATCCTCCCGTGGCCTGTAGACCAGACTTGAATGGACGAGAATTGAAGAAAGAGGACGATTGATGATTAGTGAAGAGGACAGAAGACTATTGACCATGGTACAGGGGCTATGGTTCACGGTTCAAGTCAAGTCTCTTCTGGAGGTAAATCCATTGATGAAGACTGAAGATGATTGAGGAGTCCTGACCAATTAAAAGGAATCCCCGACGACCAGACCGGGGTCAACGGGGCAGCGTCAGCGTCCAATCCAGCTAGGCCCATGACCTGTTCTCCTGAAAATAAATTGAGTGATCGTGACGGAGGATGACTAACCAAGTTCCAAACGTGTCCCCCGTGCATAGAATACTTAGTCTGCCAAGATATTTGATGTGGACGGAACTTTACTGACTTAAGCGACTTTAATTTGTGAATCTTGAGTTCCACCCAAAACGACCGCCCCTTAATTAGACCGTGTAAATCTGGTACACCCGGAGCTGCCCATGACTCTATGCGTGTCCACAGTATGGGGTATTCACTGTACAGATTCTTAGTGGCATCACGCAGGTGGTACCACAGCCGACTCTCCGCTTTGCTAGGCAACTCTAAACGTGTTCCCTTACGGGGACTCCTCCACCAGTTCTGCGTCCGTAACGTCTATTACATTTCCCGCGCCAACCGCTGCTAGACCCGGGAAGTCCTCTTGGAGTCTCTTTATTTCCCGCAGCACCTCGTCTCGGGACATCTGGTCTATCTTTCCGTGTAGTATTTCCTTGCGGTCTATGTACAGCCCCGCAGCCTGACCACGGTACTTTTCAGCTGAGACTGCTGCAGAGTAATTGTTGTTCTGTATGGCGGTGTCGCGTAGTTCCGCCAGTTTTTGCACATGATTTTCAAAGGTGACTTCGTATTTTCTAGCCAACTCGGATTTGATTTCCCGTACTCTGGCAACCACATGGGGGAAATTCCGCCCGTTAAGTAACTGACTAGCTATAGCATGAGCACTTGCAGGACTGTACCCCGCACGGACGGCGGCTTCGGTCTGGGTCACATCCTCGCTGCTGTATATACGGCAGAACTCCTCTTGTTTGGGAGTTATGTGTTTTTCTGTACGCGGATTTGCCACTACTGCGAGCTTGGGTTTATGAGTTTGTTTGGACTTTGGCATGGTAAGGAGCCACTTTGTTCTATAGATGTGATAGTACCAGAAACGGCTTCAAATTAAAACACCTTAATTGGACTTAAATCAGCGGAAATACCTGTCCTTGTATAAGGACTCTAACCTATATACTTTGATATTGTATAGCCTGGACTTAAGAATTATTTACACCTCGTTTTGTCCAATATACCATCTATATAGCAGAGTTCCTTGTTTAAGGACTACTTACAGTGTTTTCATTTCCCCGGTGTTTCCCCTGTACCTTATTGTAGTACACCCGTAAGATTCCCCTACATAGTCAAGTGGAGCGAAGGAGCTGTCACACGTGGAGTAGCCCCTGAAATACAGTTCGTTGTCATCGTCCCGTAGTTCAAAGTAGTGTGGGTGCGTTTTTTCCTGCTGAGGTGTTCTTGTTTTTGCTTTGCGTTCGTCAATTACATTGTGAGTAATAATATAGCCCATTTTGAGCTCCTTTTAGTCTTGGTCCTGTGGTCTTAGTTTGGCGGCTATGGTCAGCCATAGTATTTTGAATTCCGGGTTTTGGGCTTTCCGGCACGCGGTTATGGCAGCCCTGTGCCGAGTTGGCCGTAACCCCGCGCGAATAACCCCTTGAGTGTAGTTGTAATTCCGTTGCCATGGGCTTGGGTTTCGTTGCCGTTGTTGCCACCTCATGCGGGCACCCGTTTGAACCTAAGCAGGCATTCCAGCGTAAGGGTTGAGTTGCCAATGGGCCACTCTGGTGTGGGGGGTTCGTGTTGTAGCTGGTGCAGGAGCACGTAGTTGTGGTCTGCGGTGCGGGCTTCGTAGACTTCTACGGGTAGCCATTCGGTGTGGGGGTGGCAGGGTTTGAAGTCCTCCACCGTAAGGTGCTGCGGTCCCCACTCTGGGTCTTGGGGGGTTTTGTCTAGTTCAATTACAAAGGCGTGTTTGGTGGTGCAGTAGTCCACGCCCGGACTAAGTGGTAGCCATTCGGCTACGGGTTCGTTTATACCATCTATTTCCATTTTTAACATGTGTTTACCCTTTCTGTGGTTGCTTGTACCCTTACAGTATAGGCTCCTTACGTAGGAGCCGCCACTGTGTTCACCCTTATGTATTCAGCAAGTGCGCTACTGTGACTGCACCCGTTACGGCAGAGGGCAAAGTACACATAGTCGCCGTAGCTGTCCGCTACGTATATGGTGTCGTAGGCATAAGGCCAGTAGGGTTTCCCATACAGGGGGCTGTTGTCGTACAGGGTTTGCCACTCACTGCCTGACTGCCGTGGCATGTCTGCGGGGGTGGGGGTGTCGTAGCACTCACTAAAGTAGTAGTCGTACGTGGGGCGCGTGACCAGTAGCGTTTCTACCAGTGATTTTAGAAGCATGTAGTGTTGTTGTTCGTGCTTTTCTAGAGTTTCTATTTCCAGTGCCAGTTGGCCAAAGAACCCCTGTGTGTGGTCCTTGGTCTGGTAGGTGTACCAGCCGTCTTGGTTTGGTTTTTCCATTTGTTTACCCTTTCTTTGGTTGTACTTACCCTTATAGTATAGGGTCTGTTTTAAGGATTTAATACCCCCCGAGATCCCACGGGCCGAAATTCCCACTCTGCACCAGTTTCAACAGCGCCTCGCCTGCGGTGTATTCAGCGTAGAGGCCTTCCTTTTGGCGTATCTTAAAGGTATTAAAATACTCCTGTTTGGCCATTGTCAGGCAACCGCCGTTGCTGTTATCTATTACGGTTTCCCCCACTAGGTTGAACCCGTGCGGGTACGAACAAGACGGTTGCAGTGGTTGCGTAACGACCGCATGCACCAGCCGCATTTCCGTTGTGGAGTCCCCGTTGAGTATGGCGCGTCCCGCTGCGGCAAAGCAGTCTCCTTTTGGGTTGTTGGTCATGTGTTTACCCTTTCTGTGGTTACTTATGCCCTTACAGTATAAGGTCTGTTTTAAGGACTTAACACCCCCTGCTGCGTTCCCACGCCTCCTCTCGTGCTAGGGCGTCTAGTTCTTTTTGTTGGGCTTTGTACGCTTTCAGGAGTTCTTGGGGGGTGGCGTCCCAGTCCACTTCCTTTATTACACGTTTGCCTTGGCAGCGATTGCAGGTTACGTCGTAGTCGCCACGGTGGTATTCCTCTTGGAAGTCTTCGTATTCCTCATCAGTAAAGAACATACCGCCGCAGTCAATTGCGGGGTTAACGTAGGAGCCTTCGCCTTGGCACACGTCGCAGACCACGTACTTAGTGGGCAGTTCTACCTCGGCTTCTTCCTCTGGGAGGTATACCGTAATTTTTTCTGGTGCGTGGGCGCAGTTACGCCTGTCGTTGGCGTAGTTTAACTCCTCTAGATACTGTTGTTGTGAATACATATTTTTCCCCTTTCTTTGGTTGTATGTACCCTTATAGTATAGTGCCCATTTTAAGGAACCGCCATACTACTTTGTGTCTAGGCGCAGGTACAGCGGAATCACTGACGGTCCACCGCGATCCTCCCCCCAGTGTACGTCAATGTAAGTGTAGTCCAAATACCGTGTCGTACGGATATTAAACTTAGTGCCCAGAGTGAATTCTTCGTTCCACTCTATAACAGACTTTGGCAATATTGTAAGAACACGGTCTATGTCTGCTGGTGTGTCTAAACCGTAGTCACCCTCATAAAAGCAGCACTCGTAGTTATTAAAGTCAGAGTCTGTCATGCCGTGGCAGTCAGGCAGGTGGGTGAGTATAACGTACCTAATAGCCGACACCACCGCCATGGACTCTACCCAGTTAAGAGGTGTTGCGTTATCTTTTTCGTTTTCGCAGGAGAGCTTGTTAAGGAACTCCTCTGGGTCTTGTCTAAATGGCCGCGTGATGCACCAGCCGTCTTTGGTTGTACTCATGGTTTTACCCCTTTCTGTGGTTGCTTATACCCTTATAGTATAGTGCCCATTTTAAGGAACCGCCACATACTTTAGATGCCTCCGTTTTCGGTAAACCGGGTCAGGAGGCCCTCAAAAATGGAGTCCCACTCCGCTATTACGCTCCCTCCGCTCCAATAATTAACATTGGTTCTCTTTTCAACGTTCAGCAAACCATTGCCCTCGTAAATAGTGTAGCGGTACTCTGTGTCGGAGTGCGTCTGGTGACTGTCCGTTATTTCTGCTTTGTTGTTTTTGCGAATAAACTGTTCTGCAGTTTCCACGCCCTCTAGATACATTGCTGCACCTTCTGGGTACCCGTCATGGTGAACGTAGACCGTGGTGATGGGTCTAAATCTTTGGTCTGCGGGAACAAACTGGTAAGTGGCTCTTGTACTCATGGTTTTACCCCTTTCTGTGGAGTTTTGGTAATCCTGTAGCCTTTTGATTCCAAATTATGGATAGTCTCCATAATTATGTCGTAGGGTTTAGTACACCCGGTATTGGCTAGAGTTTCCTTGTAGGACTCAAATAAAGCCCTGCGTGCTAGAACACCCCTAGTCTGCGCTGCTGTTAACGCCATATGGTTTTTCACCTTGTTTAAGGCTGTTCTTGTCTACATCAAATTCTCGTTGTATAGCGTCATCTTCCAGCTCTAAGAACACCATTGCTTTACCACTTTGAATGGCTTTTATTTCTCTGGGGCTGAAGTATCCTTCCACAGACAGTGTTAATGGACCATGTTCCGTTTTCATTTATTTCCCCTTTCTTTGGTTGTATGTACCCTTATAGTATTTCGCGTTCGTCAATAAAATAGCCAGTGGCTAATATGTTAGGTCTACGATAGTGACCTGTACAATTCATGGAGTCTTCTTCGTGCCTATTTTTTATTGCCTCACTGCTGACTTCCTCCACGGCAAAACAATTATGGTATGAGGGTTCATTAGGATTTTTGGCCCTTCCTCTTCTCAGCAGTACGGCACGATGGTATACGTTCACGTACCATCTGTTTGGGTTAGCGGCTTCTAGCTCTTTTATAAGAGCTTCGCCTTCCTCTTGCCTCAAATCTTCTTTAATTATTTTTCCGTATTTTTCCTGAAACATGTGCTTTCCCCTTTCTGTGGTTGCTTATACCCTTATAGTATAGTGCCCATTTTAAGGAGCCACAACCAGTTAAGAAGTTTGGAGGTTATAGGTCGGCTCGTTGCTAAAATGCCATTCTCCCGACCCCATGGTGGGCATGGGGATTAAACCCCACACGTAGCTCCAGTCTTTTTTGCCGTTTATGCTGATTACTTTACTTAGTACGGCGTCATCCTCGCGCCCCAGCTCTAGCACCAGCACCACGCTTTGGGAACTCCAATGTAAAACCTCCTCTCTAAGGCTAATAAAACCCCGTGGAAGTGTGGTACCGGGCTTACGGTCGTACCAGTTAAGGAATGTGGTTTCCCGTACCTCTTGTGCTTCCCACAGGCGGTGTGCTATGCGTTCTATGTACGCAAACAGGTTGGGAGTGCGGCGGTGCATTTTTTCCGCGTCGGCTTTGCCAAGTTCTATAAAGCACGTAGCGTCTAGTTCGGTTGTTTGCATAGCAAGCAGAGGCAGGTAGCCGTTTTTTTCTGTTGCTTCCCGATCCTGCCAGTAGTTTAACTCCAAGTCGCCTGCGGGGTCATTGGTCCATTTGCGGGAAATCCTACCCACGTTAGGATTGTAGTTAAAGTACTCCACACTGTAGAACTCGTTAAACGGGTTTAATGCCGCTGTTACGGGTTCGTAAGCTTTGGCAAAGTCCTTTAGTGGACTTATGTATGGTGTTGTCATGTAGTGCCCCTTTCTGTGGCTGTTTGTACCCTTATAGTATAGTGCCCATTTTAAGGAGTTGCCACTTGACTCACTGTAAGTGTCTTAGTCTCGTTTTCTGCATCTCTAAAGAGTCTTTTAGGTAGGAGTCTAAGAGTTCTTCGTAGCCTAAGTGGCAGAGTTCGGCTATCATTTCGTCGTGGTTAAGGTCTTTGTACTTTTCTACAAGTCCAGCGCAGGCTAATTCGTATAAACCCTGCATTGTTTGATTGTTTAGTACTTCCGTTATAAAAACTATCTTAAGTACATCAAGGTTGCCCTTTGGATCTCCGGATTCTTCAAAACTTTGCTTACACTTTTTGAAATTGTCTTCCATCTCTACTTTTCCATTCTTTGTAAGTCGCGAGGAGCCCCTGACAAATGGCAACCAACCGGGGTAAACAGGAGCCCCCCGCTATAACTATAGGTTAAGCTCCCCTTTAAGGAAACACAACCCTACCAATTAGAACCTTTTATGTGGCGGTTCCTTAAAATGGCCAATAACAATCGTGGCAGAGCTCTTGCCCCTCGTGCTTGGGGTAAAACCCACACCCACACTCGCGGCAGTCAACAGAGGTGGTTTTCCACATGTTGGGGCAACCGGATTCGTGGCAGTATACGCCATTAATCATTAGGGCTTCGCAAGAGTCGCACTGGTTATTAGCTGTCATTTTTTACCCCCTAGGGTTGGTACCAGTACGGCAAAAAAGTTGTCTACGAGGGCACTGGTAAAGTCTAAAAATGTCGTTAGTACCGTGTAAGGTGCTTTTGGGAGGTTATTTGCCATTTTTTATTCCCATGAGCTTTTTTAACTCGTTTTTGTTAATAAGCTCTTCTGTCATTGCGCAGTTCATGCAGTAGTGTTTTATTTCCTCTTCTTCGGGTGCCCACAAGCCAGAGATATCTAGTGGCTCTAACTTTAGTAGCACGTTTCGGTAGTAGGTGGGGATACTCCCCCAGCCCACTAAGGTCTTGTTAACCGTCAGGGGACTCACGTACAGTTCTGCCGTGTAGTGTACATGGGGTTGTACCTCCACCTCGTGGGAAAAGGCCATCTCCTCAGCGGGCGCAATTACCTCGTGGCAACCGTCGCAGTAGTATCCCATGCCCATGTGTTAGTGCTCCCCACAGGAAAACGCCCGACCAAGGTACAGGTCGTTAACGGCATCTAGTAGTTCCTCTCGGTGCCATGTTTCCCCTGTTGGACTGCGAGCCTCACCCCTAGAACCCCAGAACAGCCACCCTCTGGTGTCGCCAAAGCACAACTCCTGTACTAGTTCTAAATTAGTGCAGTCGTGCAGGGGCTTGTTGTCGCCGTGGGGGTGTGGGGCACTCATTGCTGTGCCTTAATAGTATTTTTAGCTCTTCTTGGGAGTACCACGTTGGCTTGGCAGAGGTCACAACATAGGCCGTCTGTTATTGGCCATGCTTTGTTTTCCCCATCCCAAATAACTTTGCCCTCAGAGTCTAGGGTGGGTGGAATCTTTAGAAAACAGATTGTACATATTTCTTTTGATAGTGGAATTTCCATTTTAGTCCCCGTGTTTACTTAAATAATCACATTCACCGCACTCAACCTCTAAATCGTCATCCCAACCATGCGTTTTGCAGAAATAAAGGGCAAGTTCCCCGCCCATTTCAATTTGTAACAATGCCCAGTCGGCAGCGCAGCCGCGACTGCAAAAAACAGCCTGTTTTACGGCAAATCGGTAGTGGACGCGTTTTGTTTTGAGCTTTCTGGCTGGTTGCTCTTTACATGCGTAGCACAGTCGTTTCATTAGCTTACGTGGCTCCTAAAGGATAAAGTCGAGTTCATCTTCCATGCTGCATAGGCCGTCTACGTCGTCCCCTAAGAGGTCTTGTAACGCAGAATAGGCCGCTATTTTAGTGGAAGAGGTAACGGGGGGATGCTGGCATTTTTGGGCAACAGCATCAAAGGCTCCGCAACCGTACTTATAAAAACGCTTGCGGGCGGCTTCAAAATCGGGGGCTATTTTTTCAGCCACTATTATTTCGTGCAGGGATTCAAGCTCCCATGGTTCCCCACAATGGCTACAGTACAAGTCCATGACTACTCCTTTCTACGAGTGGTTAGCTACTATATTTATAGTATTACCCAGCTACGGGAAGCACAACCCTTAATTTATCCTCATTTTTTGGGTACAAACTCATCTCGTGCGCTGATATCGGCACAAAGCCCTTCGCCTGTGTCAACTTTGTGGCTGGGTTCAAGTAACTGTTTGTAGATTTGCTCCCACATTGCCCGGAATTCGGGGTTGCGGGCACGTTTCATAGCGGCTAGTACTACGGTGCGCTGAGCTTCTTTCAAGGTAATGGGGTCAGGCATAGTTAGTCTCCATGGCGGAGTGGCATTCTTTGTGGATTTTTTCCCAATCTTTTTCAGCAAGACGATTCTCTATCCACGGGGCGGGTTTTCCATTAGTGGAACGCAGCATAACCACTTCCACTGCGTCGGTAAACTGGCCTACTTCTGGTTCCGGGGAGTGGAAATAAAAATCCACCATACACGGCAACCCGTTTAGGACAGTAGTGTATATCTGGTGAATGGTACTCATATACGTTGTGAATAAATCCATACAACAAATACAACCAGAGCCAATAAAATATAGTAAGACATTATTCTGACCTCTCTTGCCAAAAGTTATAACAGAGTTCTCTATCGCGCTTGCTGCGCCATAGCGTAAAGGGAGCTGCGCCGTGTTGGTTTCGGGCACAGCTAGAGCAGTGCTTAGTTGCTGCTGTTTGCAGAATGGCCTTGCGACTGGGGTGGTTATCACAATAACCGAGTATTAAGCGGTTACTCATTGCCTTAATAGATTCTCTAATTTTTTATTTGTTACTTCATAAATTCGGTCTAGTTCTTCATCAGACAAATCAAGCTGGCGTCCAATTTCCCCGCCCGGTAAATCAATGTCTCTATTTTTCAACGCAACACGAGCTATCTCTGTGATTGCAATTAGGTCTGTTTCGTTTTCGTTCATTGCTTCTCCTTTCTACGAGTTGTGCTCATTATAAATAAGATAGCTGCCTTACCTCCCTTTGCCGTTCTCGCAATCGCGCATTCCTAGGATTCGGCAAAGACAACCAACCTTTCAAGAACGTGCGCTCTCTAACCCTATTCGTGAGTCTCCCCACAGCGCCGTCGCACCCTCAGGCAGCTAACTTATTTATAATAATGTTACTTATCGTTTCGTTCATTTATTACGCCACACTCGTGTTCCCTTAACACCGTCTACCTCGGTTTCTTCTTTGTAGTGTCGCTGCTTTGGCTTGCCCAACTCCGCTGCTAGCTTAGTGGAAGCTGCGTACAACCCAGAGTTAATAGACACTGGGGTGTATCCGGGGGCAAAAAAGCTATCTCCAACCTTCATGTCCCTTACAGGGAATTTTGAGAATCCCTTTCCGGTCGCCCTTTCGCCCTTTTGGGGCAACGGTATGTTTGTTTCTATCTTGTACTTACTCATAATTTCACACCTTTATACGTTGAAAATACGCTACTTATTACTATAATACACACCACTTACAGGAGCGGCAACTACTTTTCACCCCACTGTAGAATGTACACAGGTACAAGGCAACCAGAGCAGTATATGTCTGTGGTCTGTGAAGAAAGTAAAAAGGTTTTGCCCCCACAGCTCTCACACAACATGACCTGTATTTCCATTGTGGCGGGGGGGTTTTCCACCGGGGGCTTATCCATGTTGGTTTTATGTTTTTTAGTAGGTAACTTGAAGCTAAGAACATTTGACATATAAATTCCTCTTAAAAAAGGAGGGCGACCACCTAACAGAGCTTGCGAGTTTCTGTACGTTTATAGAATTTAGCCGCCCTCCATACTTAATTTTTTGTAAATATAAAATGTAGTTATAGTTTAACGGGTGGGTAGGGGAGCATGGGGTTTATTTTTTCGTCAAGGAGATTGCAAATTCACAAGTTTCGTTATTACGTCTTATCCACCCTTTGCCAAAAGTGTCAAATGTTTTTAGACCTCGGTAAAAGTCTTCTCTTTCCTTGGTAAATAGTTCAATAGTTTGTGTAGAGTCTGCGCTGGTGGCTGTGGACAACGTATTCGGTCCTATAGCGCCATCTACATCCACGTTCAGGGCTTTTTGCAGAGTTTTTGCTGCCCTGCTCGGGCCACCGTTTACGCACCAGTCAAAAACTGCAAAATCTACTCCGGCAGGGAGTTTATCGCACTTGACTACGTCCCAGTAGAGAGTTTTATAGATCAATTCTACGTCTTCATCCGGTATATTTTTTATTTCTTCCACTGTAACATCTCTTCCAAGGAACTGTTCGTAAGTTTTCTTGGTTATACCTTTGTTAGTGGCTCCTCCGGGGTCTTTGGGGTGGTCTACAAAGCCTCCTTCGTGCTTTAGGAGGATGGAAAGACTTTTTTCAAAATTTTCTTTCATTATTTTTCCAACTCAGTTAGTACTTTTTCAACGGGGGGGAAGCTAGGGTTGTCTGAAAAGTTGTTCCTGAGAAAATGTATCCCATTCTCAAAAATAGGTCTGGCCAACGTGTTTCCTTTTTGCATTTTCCCATAGCAATGTAGCACTAACTCTAACATATCTGCCATTTTGCAGATGCTTTTTTCTCTTTCTGTGATTTCGTAAGTTATTTCAAGTGTTTTTGTACACTCAGACTCCGCCCTGCGGTACTCCTCAGCCAAAAATTGGTACTTCCACTTGGTGGTGGCAGGTAAATCGCCTAGCTCGGCCTCGGTTACGTCGTGGTAGAGCAAATACAACATGGCCTGTTTGCTGGTTTCTGGCCACAGGGTATTGAGTATTACTAAAGCACGCCAAGTGTGCTCGGCTACGCTTTGATTTTCTCCTACTTCTGGTCGGGTGTGGTAGCGTGTTACTTGTCCCCCTAACAAGCGGTTTTCTAAAAGGGCAACTAAGTTGTTAGAGGGCAATTTTAGCTTCCCCCCAATTAGGACCCAGTTCTGCATCCACTACGGAGGGTACTTCTAAGTCGACGCAGCTTTGCATTATTTCAACTATCTGTTGGGCTTGTTTTCTGCTGTGTACGGAAATGTCCAACTCATCGTGTACCTGTATCATGGGCAGTATGCCCTCTTCGTACAGGGCTACCATAGCAGCCTTTGTTTGGTCTGCTGCACTACCCTGTATGAGCTTGTTGAGAGCTTTGTAGGTAAAAGATCGCTTAATACTTGGGCCGTGTTCGGCGTAGGCTTCCTCGTAGGACAGGGGCTTCCATGTGCCGTACTTGGCGGGTTCCCATTTTTCAAAACGGCACCTGCGCCCCAGCAGCGTTCTTATAACGCCACGGTTAGTGGCTCTGTTGGTGGCGTAGTCGGCTAGTTGTCGTACAAAGGGTACTTTGTCGTGGTAGGTGGCGAATAAATCCTTGGCATCTTCTAGTTCTAACCCTAGGGTATACGCCAACTTGCGTGTACCCATACCATAGAATAAGCCGAGGTTTATATCTTTAGCCTGTTTACGGGGTACTTCTACAATGTCTGCTGCCATTTGGTGGAAGTCCGTGTGGGGGTTTTCGTGGTACTGCTGTGCAAATTGGTCAGCTCCGGTGAATTCCAGCAACTTGGCGTAATGCACCACTATTCGGGGTTCTTGGCTGCTGTAGTCAAAGGCTCCCCATTGTTCGTTTTCTTCGGGTAAAAACAGGCTACGAATCATGGGGCCTATTTCCCCGTGGCGTGCTGGAATCTGCTGTAAGTTTGGATTACTGTAACTAAAGCGACCCGTAACGGTGCCTCCGCCATCGTTGCGTAGGGTGTGGACTTCGGCGTGGATTCGCCCGTTGTGCTGGTGGCGGAGTATGGTGTCTATAAAAGTGGCTCTTGCTTTATTGTATTCTCTTGCCTGTACCACCATCTGCGGCAATGGGTGACTGTGTGTGGATAAAAAGTTCTTGGTAAAAGACGGAGCATTTGTTTTTTCTGTGTAGGGGTATTCTAGTCCAGCGGCATCAAAGGCTTTAGCAATACTGGCAGCAGCCCATAAGTCCACGGGTACACCGTATTGGGTGGTGATAGTGTTGAGGATGTTCTTTTCTTTTTCCTGTAACTGGTCTTTTAGCAGGGCAGCTTTTTCCACATCCACTCGTACGCCCTTTTGTCTCATGGGCAGTACCACATTCAACACCTTAAGTTCTAAATCAAAAATGTCTTGTACGTCCTGCTGTACTATAAGGGACTTAAAGTGCTGCCATAGTCGCAGGGTAAGGGCAGCGTCTTGTTCGGCGTAGGCTCCTACGTGGTGTGCGGGGAGTTTGTACATTTCGCTCTTGGCATTTACGCCAAATTCAGCGGCGGCGGTGCGGAGTTCTCGTTCGTTTTTTCTTTCGCTTAAGTAGTCTCTTCCAAGGGCGTTTAGGGCATAGCTCCAGCGGTTTTCGTCCAGTAGGGGCGCAGCCACCATGGTATCCACTATACGCCCCTTAAGGGTTAACCCCTCCTGTAGTAGCCAGCCTACATCGTACATGGCGTTGTGGAAGATGTAGTCTCTGTCTACGCTGATTACGTCCTGTAACCAACGCAGGGTGGCTTTATCGTCTAGGTTAGGGCCGATTTCATGTCGTATGGGAAAGTACCACTGTTCCCCCTGCACGGCTACTGCAATTCCAATTATGTGTCCATTGCCCGTGGGCCATCCAGACCCAAGAGTGGTTAGGGTGGGGTCGCATGTTTCTAGGTCTATTGCGATTTCTTTGGCAGCACTTAGGTCTGGGTAGCTTTGGGGACAAACCCACTCGGAGTCTGTCTTGAATAGGCTAACTTGCATCTTGGGTTAATATCTTCATGGACTGCCTACATGAACAATGCGGCCACTTATTCTTGAGCGTTCTGTAAGTGAGGTCTTTTGTTTCCTTTTTACAATGGCAAATAGCCGTAATAGGTACATCTAAATTAGACTCCCGCGCTGCTTCCTGTTCGTAAATTACGTTTGATTTTTCCATATCACTATCTCAGACTCTACCAGCAATAAGTACCTGCGTAAGTCTCTTATGTCGTCTAATATTCCTGTTTCGGACCCATCTGCCTGTAGGGCTTTTAACACGTCGTAATCATGGGTCTTTACTTGATTTTCTATACGATCCCATTTACGGGCCAACATCATAAATGCGCCTATGCCTCCGCGTTTTTTCCAACTATTGCCATAGGCTTGTTCTGCTTCGGTTAGACCTATTAAATCAGATTCTAGTAGTTTTTGTACTGTTTCTATGGTTTTACTTGGCATGGGTTCTAATCCGTCTTCTATCTAGCCATTCTCTTAATGCTATTGCCCAATCTGGGGAGGTAATCTTACAAGTCTCTTCCCTTGCAGCCACAAGGTCTTTTTTCTTATATAGTTGCCATGTCTTTAACATTGGCAACGCTACTCCGGGGAAAAAGGAATTTTTCCACAAGGGAGTTACCCACCTGCCCGAACTTCCGCTCCCACGCGGTGTCCAGTCATAGTAAGCCCATGTAATAGGGTCTACCTTAAAAAAGAGCTCTAGTTCTTTGTTAAAACATTCTATATCGTCCACTAGGGGCTGGGGCTTTATTGAACGTGTGCCGTAGGCATCGTAGTCAGCCCGTAGGGGCTGCGGAGTGTTGAGCTTTTCCAAAGTGTCCAAGTATACGTGTAAATTATTGCTGAATTGGGTGTAAATTCCCACCTTTGTGCCTGTTTTTGCAGCCATATACTCCTGTAAAAACGACATGTGTACCGCGTTAGCCCCCAAGGCTCCCCAGATCATATCGTTACTACGGTTAATAACGGTCATGTCTAGGTAGTTGTCTCTTTTCTTCAGAAAAATCTGGGTATTGCAGGGGTAGTCTTTACCGTCGTTTGTTTTTACTAAATCGTGGTGCGGATCCCACATGGTAAGTACAGTGCGTCTGTCGTTTTTGTACGTTAGTAAGCGGTGGGTGGCGTGTTCTAACTGGTCTTTTTTGAACCACGTTTTCCACCTGTAGCCATAAGCCCCATGGAAATGCGCCCCGTCATCACTGTAGGTGTTTATTCTTCCATTAAATTGGCTGATCCATTCAACATCGTTGCGCCCCTGTAACATCCATAGTGATTCCATTAAGTGGAATACAGGGTTAGCATCTCTTTGTGCGTAAAAAAGTACTCTCTCGCGTGGTTTGTTGTAGGTAATGGCTACGGGGGTATCAAATTCTAAAGCGGAGCCATTGCGGGTTTCCACTGGGGTGCCCTCTTTTTCTATGGCACATTTACAAAGGTATAGGGCTTCGCTGGGGTTTTTCACAGTAAAAGTTCTAACCCCCTTAACGGGGGATAAATCCGGGTAAACTAACGGGGGGCTCACCCAACGGCTCCAATAACGGTAGCACTATCCCTGTTAAACCCATCAAAACGCGCCCTTGGCCTACCTTGGCCTAGTCGTACGCGCTCGTATTTGTCCCATTCGCATAAGCTGTGCTCTATGGTACGCATGTCTATTTGATTTATTGGGCAATGCCCTCTGCAATAGTACACCGCAGCAAACAAGAGTTCCTGCATCTCTTTATTAGCCTGAGATGGAGTAATGCTCTTGTTAAGGGGGCGGTCTTGTATGCGGTTTAGTCCTCGTTTAGCTCCGGGGCCAGCGTTAGCCCAAGAAAATCTGTCCTGTGCGTGTTGCAGCACAGGGGTGTAATTAAGGTCTGTTACTACCTCATAGGCCATAAACCCTCCGCCGCCCCAACCCGTAAAAGTACCCAGAATTTTGTGTACGTCTTGCAGGGTGTTAGCTATTTCAGCCACCAGTACTAGGCTATTGCGTGATTCCCATATAGGGGTTAAAAAGTAATCGGACACCACCTCTGACTTCTTAAGTTTAAGTCCTTGATTTGTAACAATATAGGCTCCCGTAAAGGTGCTGAGGTTATTACTCAGTCTTTCCTCAATAATAGATTTAGTGTAGTCAGGATCCCAACTCGTTACCCATCCGTGTTCTTGTGCAAAAGCAGAAGTCCCCACCGACCTAAACAAGCAGCAATTAAATATAATCTCCCCCCAAGGTCTATCCTTGTTGGGGTCAGTCCAGTTTTTCCGCATCCATACGGTAACACGGTCATTTTCTCTAAAGGGGTTAGTAAACTTGTACTGCTGGAGTATGGGGTCTTTAGTCCAAGGGGCAGGGTGTCCTGCTGCTCTGCGCTGGTAAATGGCGTGTCGCTCATTAATCCAGCCAAAAAACCTTTCTACGGCTTCGGGGTTAGCGTAAGCTGCTTTATGCCAGATGTTGTTCTCCCTAGTCTGAGGGGTGTAACAACGCTATTGCACCCGCCTTTTCGGCAAGCTTAATATCTGTACTGCCTCCGGGGGACTTTTCAAGTGCTTTTAGCCGTTTAAGGGCTTCGCCCACTGTATGACACTGCATTACTATCACCATATTACGGTAACGGTTGGTGTCACTACGGATGGGGGGCTTTTCCATTCGCTTGGAAATAATAACATCAGGCTTGATGTGTACTCTTCTGTGCTTTGGCTTTATTGGTGCAGGTTGTTCGTGGTCTAACCTTTCAATGGCCTCGTCAACCGCAGCAATAATTGCTGCTCCTTCTTCTCCAGAACTCATTTTAACTACCTCTTTCTAGTGTGGTTTAGGCACCCTTTATTTTACTAAAGGAACAATTGAGAAACAATTTAACTTTTTCCTCCATGGGGTATGGAGTACCCCGCTGAATACATAGGGTGGATTAAGTGTAGGGTCTGCTTTGCGCGGGTTAGCCCCACGTAGAACACACGGGCCTCATCTTCCTTTTCGGTTTCGCTAAATCGCCATTGACTATTAGACCTGCCAGTGGTGTCGGTGAGGAGAAGTACGTTTTCTGCCTGTGCGCCCTTAGCCCTATGGATGGTGGAAATGGTGATTCTAGGGGTTTTTGTTAGATCTTCGCCTTTACGCAAACAAGCTGAGATGTAGCGTTTGTCCCTGTTTGATATTTTGCCGAGTGCTTCGTCCCAAGGGTCTGTGGTTAACAGGCCGTGGTCGGTTTGTAGATCAGTTATGTTGTAAAATCCATCTACGTTTATGTTGGACAGTGTCTTGTATCCATACACTATTTGTGTATGCAGCAACATTTGGGCGTATATCTTATGAATATCCTCTACCGGGAGTTTTATTCCCTTGCGGAGTTTTTCCCAAAGAATAACCGCTTGTAGGGCTTTGCTGTCGGTGCTGCGACTAGAATCATACGTGTACAGGTGTCCCCGCTGCCTGACCTCTTCCTCTAGCTGATTAGCCCCCTTTGTAGTACGGGAAAGCAACAACCATCCTCCATTGTGTAAGTCTACTTGCTCACTGTGACGGTGCCACTGTAGGTGGCCTTCTTCATCACGGGGGCTAAAGTTTTTAACGTGTCGGTGGGTGACTCTCTGTATAAGTCTTTGACTAATTCTATGGTGTTTGGCGGGGATACGATAGCTTTTTGAAAGCACACTGATGTTACCCTCCAGTTGCAAGAACTTATCTATATCCGCACCTGCCCATCTGTAGATGGCTTGGTCGTCATCGCCAGCTATAAACACATGTTGTGCCTTGTTTGCCAGTAACGTGACCATCTGCCACTGCAGAGCGGATAAGTCCTGTGCTTCGTCTATAATAACTACCTCTAATCTGGGGGCTAGGTCTGCTTTTACAAACTGCACTAACATGTCGGTGTAGTCTAATAAATGATAAGTACTCTTATAGTGGCTTAGTCCACGGTTAACGTAGTCAACCAAGCGCCAATCAGCCTTGTAGCGTACTCGGCTGGCGTTATAGATGTCTTTTAACGGCCTTTGTGTAATACGAGCCATGTTAATAAGTTCTAGGAACTTGTCTCCGTAGCCAATATCCTTGAAAGGGCCGTGGTCACTTTCTCGGGCAAAAAAGCTGCCAATCTTTAGCCACTTACTGACTTCGTCGTAGTGTTTACGGGTCATGATCTGGCTACGGCTGATGCCTAACTGGCTATAGGCCAGTGAGTGCAGTGTACGGAAGTAGGGTAAGTCGTTAGAGGAGAGGTTAAACCTAGTCATGGCGCGGTGTTTGGCTTCTATGTTGGCTCTGCGGGTAAAAGCAAAATACCCAATTAAACTTGGCAAAACCCCCTGCTCTAAAAACTTTTCCACCGTACGAATACTGGTTTCTGTTTTCCCCGTTCCGGGAGGCCCCAGTATGACGTTCAGCACTAGAGTATTTCCTGTTCCCCGCTTAGGGGGGGCAGGTCAACGCTGATTTCATTCTCACCAAAGTAAGTTTGTGATAAACTCCAAACATGTACCCCTTTACTCTTAACTCGCCAGAAGGTTTTGTCCGATTCTAAGTCCCTTAGCTTTAAGGTTATTTTGTTAGAGGTGTAGTGCGTAAAGTCATTAACGGTTAAGTGTTTTCTAAGGTCTTTTACCTGAAAAAACACCCTGCCATCCCACCACACAGATATACCCTGTAAAATGTCTTCTTTTTCTGTACCACGCGCCCTTTCTGTGCAAAAGCTGTGGAGTAAATCTTCAAATTCCCCAGAAATTGTTGCATCCGGAGGCACCTCCACTATAGTCAGGCTATCTAACAGGGTTTGTATTCTGGTTTGCCACGCCCGCTGCGTGATAGTAATGGGGAATTTATTTATCTGTGAAACACAGTCCTTTTGAAACTGCGACTGGCTTATAAGCCCCTGTGTGGATAGTTCCACGCGCTGTTCGTCCACGTTTAGTATCCATATAGGGGGGTCGCCGTCTATTTTGGTAAGGCTGCTCAGATCATGTGAAGCCCCCGCAGGACCTACACCGTATTTTCTGGTTTTACAGATTTCTTTGTTACAAAAGGGCTTAATGGGCTGGTCTTCACATTTGTAGAAGTAGTCTTTTTTGTGCAACTGCTTTATGACCGTGCCCACTTCCGAGTGGCTCAGGGGGGGTGTTAGGTGGTCTACGTTGTACTTTTGAACCAGATTTTCCCAGTTATCGGGGTTGAATAGTCTGGCGTACACCCCCAAGTTAAACAGAGCATTGTTACGGCTTCCCTCCGTAAACCCCTGACGACATAAGTGCTGTAGGCAGGGAGGCCCCTCTTTTAGAATGGTTTCTTTAGTGCCGAAGTTAACGTCTAATTTTGCAAAAGCTGCGGGGGTCAGGATCCGTTTTTTGGCCTGTTGAATAAATTCGGTGGTGGTTAGGCTTTCGGCTCTAGTGTTAAAGGCGTAGCGCACGGTGCGGTCGCCAGACTGGTACGGCATATTAAGAAAATTACCCGTATCTCCCCGGTCAACGAGTATAGAGGTCTGTTTGGGGAAAATTTCACTATCAGCGTAGCCAAGGGCAGCGGCTAAGTTAGTCATTTTTCTTTGCATGTCGGCCGCTGGAATGTGCCGCTTTACAAAAAGCCAGATGTGTGCCCCACCCGACTTGCTACGACCCACAATGGCGGGGATTTTATTTTCCCGTAGTTTTTTAACTATTAACTTATGGTCAGTGTCGTAACTGTCAACATCTATTGCGCCCCATTTACAGGTGTTATCGCTGCGTATGGGAATAATGCCTAGTCCCATACCTCCCTGTAAGTGCTCCACCCAATGTTCTAGGGTAGGAGGCTGACGCAGAACTTTGGCTTGTCCTTGTTTTTTGCCATCTGAGCGTTCTTCGCCGTTGACTTCGTAAGTTCCGTGAGCTATGTCACTTCCAGCAAAGAGTTCAAAAAACTCTTTGGCTAATTCTTGCATAGGCTTACCCCTAAAAAACGGAGCAAAGAGGCACCTCTAATGTGTAACAGAAGCACCCCTCTACTCCTGCACAGCGGTTCGTTGGTTGCCTAGGAAACCAACGAGACTGTGTTAGATAATAGAATCGTCCTGCTCGTCTGGGTCTGTTGGCTGTTCTGCTCTGACCTGTACATCCCCAGCTTTAACACTACGAGCAAAGGCCACGGCGGTGTCAAAGTTAGCCTTACCTTGGTCGAGTTCTAGGTTAATGCTGTGGGCACGGGTTATTTCCCACCCAAACCAGCTACCCTTATCGTTACGCTCTGCAACGGTAGTCAAACGGTACACCTGTGACATCATAGGTAACGTGTATATACCATTAGCACCACTGGCTGTTAAAGACTGCATTTGTGTCAACCACTTACGCGACTTTTTCAACTGTGTGCTTGTCATGGGAATCATTGCACGCTGTAGCCCCTGCGTGGGGTGCTCGTACAGCACAAAAAACTGTGCCGTGTTGGCGAGTAAATTGCCGTTTGGCAATAAATCCTCTCCACGCTCGTTGCGTACAACAGTGTTGACTATGGGGTCGGTGGTTTCGTAACTACCCATATAGCCACCGCCCTTTTCACGGGGTGTCCATTCTACAAAGCGTCTATTGTAGTGTACGGGTATAACCTGTATGCCCTGTTCTCCGTCGTAGACTTCGTTCAGCACAGTGTTAAAGATCATCCCTGCTTCGGCACCCTCTATGTAAGCACCGTTCCGCTTATCAACCTGTGGACTTAACTGCGCCAGAATACGTAAAAAAGGTATAGCAAGGTCTTCTGTTTTTACCTCACTAAATCCTTCCGCAGCATAATCTTCCAGTTCCTTATAAACGGCGATTTGATTTTGAGTCTCATCGACTTCGGCAAGTGCTTTACTAGCCATGTATCACCTCTTTGGTTTAGTAATTTTGGCCTGTTCACCAATAAAAAGGCCAAACAAATCAGATGGGAGCGTGTTTCCAGCTTCCACCTGCTCTCGGGCAAACGCTTTTAGCGTCATTGGTTCTACCCATTTACGGGTTGCGGGCTGATATTGCCGTTTTTCTAGCTCTTGTAAAAGCTCGGTGGCATTGTGTTCTTGCCCACGTACAAAACTAACGCTGACTTGGTTTTTAATCAAGTCACCAAAGCCGTTGTTCACAAGCCAAGAAAAAGCCTCTTCTTGCTTGTTTTTAGTTATGCTGGCTCCGTAGAAGTTCTTAACCGTGATCTGGCTACCGTCTTCCAGTTTGAATTCTCTTATGCCATATTCCAACATGGCTGCGGGGAGTTTGTCTTCTGCTATTTCTCTAAGGTCGCGTTTTGCCTGTTTTAATTGTTCTTCTATGTTTTGTACGTGCTGTTCTAAGGCTAATTGGGTGCTGGCCAACTTACTTACCCGGCCTAGACCTACCTCGTCCACAGCGGACAGCTCATTGGCTACGTCTTCAAAACTACTCACTTGGTTCTCCTGTGGGTTCGGGAGTGGTGCGTTGTAAAATATCCACCTGTAGGGGAAAGTACTGCTTTTCCAGCCTGTCCCACTTGAGCAATTTGTAACGCCCACGGTTGTATTGCGCCGCTAACGACGCCGCTATTGCCACCCCCGCTGGGTCTCCGCCCAAGAGCAAGTAGTCATCATCTGTGAACTTTGACAACACCGCAGCCATACGCCTTACGGTGGGCTGTGTGCTGAAACTGACTTGTTCTTTTGCTGGGAGGAGTATTTCTAAATTGCCAAAGGAGGCGGCGTCGGTAATATCCCGACCACGCATCTCTTGCACTATGTAAACCGTCATGGCTTTATCCCCATGCTGCTGGTTATTAACTATACGGGCTGGCTACTGGACTAGCAAGTGTTAAAACAACCCCGCTTGTATGGGGTCTGTGTCTGGTAAAATGTTGAAGAATCCAAGGTTCTTTTTACAGGCTTCCTGTGTAATTGTGTCGGGTTTGCCCGTTATGGTGCCGTCTAGGCTGGTTACTAGGTCAGCGTATTGTTTAGCCACGTAGCATTGTTCAAAATGCTTACGCAAGAGCAGGTTATATTCCCTTATGCGGCTCCATTGGGTGTTGTCCAGCAGGGCGTTGTCTATGATTTCGGCAAATTCCTTTGGTGTAGCCGTATGGGGGAGTTCTATGTAGTTTTTGCCTCTTAAAAACACCTTACTGTTAGCCATGCCTAAGTCGGTGGCTACGGGCACCGCACCCTGAATTATTGCCTCTACAGTGGTACGGTTAAAATGCGCCCCATACCCCGAATACTTAACTGACCAGCTAGGGTCTATTTGCAGCTTTACCCCCCCTAATAAGGTGTGTACCTTACTGTTAGGTATCACCCCTTGGTACAGCATACCGTTGTGCAGGGCGGCATCCCATATTCTTTCGCCAGCTTCGTTGTAGTACTGTGGCTTGCATTTGTCTGCACTGGTCATGTAGCGGTATTCAATACCCGCGCCACCGATTAGCTTTTGCTCGGTGTTTTGCATGTGGGGAATTGCTTTTACTAGGGTGTGCATTCGTTTCCATGCCTTGAAGATCTGCACGGCAGCAAAACCGGACCGTTCGCCAAAGTCACGGTACGTGGTGACGTTGTCTATGCAAAAGGGGTTTAGAATCATTTTACGGGGAATATCCAAACACGCTGCGGAGTTAAAGGCGGCTTCGTGTACGCATACGGCGGCATAAAAGTGCTTTGAAACATGCAACAGGTGTGGGTACAGCTTTTGCAGGTTGCCGTCGTGGATAATGGCTATGTTCTTAGTGCCGTGGTTGTATAAGTCTTGCCACGCGGATATGTTTTTATTGTCCTTATTAAGCGTGGGTACCGGGATATGCCACAGCACGGCATCGTAAGTAGAACACAGCTCCTTAAACCGCTGCGTATTCTCCTCACCAAGGTAAGCTACTTTAGGTAAATTAGCCCATCCCCGTGCCTGATGATGCAAATACCCTGTGCCATAGGTACGGTATTGGTGTTCGTCTTTTAGTTTGCGGGGGCGGTTTTGGACTTCTGTTTTTGGTACTAGCTGTAAGAAGTCTATATCGTGTCCGTTTTCTTTTATACCTTTTGCAAGGTGCTCCGCATGGTTGATTATGCCGCCGTAGTCCTGTATTTGGTACAGGAGCATTAAAAACTTCATTTACTGTCCTTAGTGGCAGGTTTATATATAGTAGTGCTATTAACCAAATAGGCTTTGGAAAGTACAGCTATTTTTTGTCCTTCGCGTAGCGGAAAAGGTTCACTAATGTATAGTCATATATTGTATAGCGGGCAGTTGGTAACTTCAACAACATCGTTTCGTCCGATATACCACCTATATAGCAAAGTAAAAATTACCCCTCCTTTACCTGCCTAAAAGGGGGGTAAAAATTACCCCTCCTTTACCTGCCTAAAAGGGGGGTAAAAAAGTGTGTTTTTCCCTTAATGCCTTGGTAAAATGGTTGTGCGCCTTGGTAGAAAGCAAAGGTTATGAGGTATAAATTTAAGTCCACACCCTACGGGTACCAGATGGAAGCCCTAAAAAGCTCTTGGTATAAGCCGTATTACGCCCTTTTTATGGACATGGGCACGGGTAAGTCCAAGGTGCTAATAGACACCACCGCCATACTCTACGACAAGGGCCACATACAGGCCGCAATGATTGTTGCCCCAAAGAGTGTGTACCGTAACTGGCTGCGTAACGAAATCCCCAAACACATGCCCGACCACATCCTGCACCATGTGGTGGCGTGGTCGCCTAAGAACACACAAAAAAAGAAAAAAGAACTGGACACACTGTTCACCGACTCCCCAGAAGAGCTAAAAATACTACTAATAAACGTAGAAGCCTTTAGCACTAAAAAAGGCGTTGCCTTTGCAAAGTTGTTCCTGCAGCGGTGGCAGGTTCTGCTAACCGTGGACGAAAGCACCACCATAAAAACCAGAACCGCCAACAGAACCAAGAACCTAATAAACCTTGGAAAACTAGCCAAGTACAAGCGAATACTCACGGGGTCGCCCATTACAAAGTCCCCACTAGACCTGTTTACGCAGTGCGAGTTTTTAGAGGAAAGTAGCCTAGCGCAGTCGAGTTATTGGGCGTTTCAGAACAGGTATGCCAAAATGATACGCCGGAACTTGGGCAGTCATTCGTTTAATCAGGTGGTGGGGTACCGCAACCTAGAAGAGCTTAACAACATAATTGCTCCCTTTAGCTACAGGGTTAGAAAAGAAGACTGCCTTGACCTGCCCCCCAAAGTTTACTTGCAACGCACCGTAGAACTCACCAAACAGCAGCAGGAGGTCTACACGACGTTAAAGCGTGCTGCTCTAGCCGTTATAGAAGGCACCCTAATAAGCACCCCTAACGTGCTTACACAGATCCTGCGGCTACAACAGGTATGTAGTGGGTACGCCCGCATGGACGACGGCACCGTAAAACACATGCCCACCAACAAGCTAAAGGAGTTACTCTCGGTGGTGGAGGAGACTTCGGGCAAGGTTATTATCTGGGCTAATTTTACCAACGACCTACTAACTATAGAAAAAGAACTTGTAAAACTGTACGGTAAGGACTCTTGCACCACTTTTTACGGCAATACCACCGTAGAAAACAGGCAAGAAATAGTGGAAATGTTCCAAACCCCCGCCCATCCGCTGCGGTTTTTTATTGGCCAGCCCCGCACAGGAGGCTACGGCCTGACCCTAACCGAAGCCAAAACCGTAATCTACTACAGCAACGGCTACGACTTAGAGGTACGCCTGCAAAGCGAAGACCGCGCCCACCGCATAGGGCAAGAAAACAAAGTAACCTACATCGACATAGTTGCCGAAGGCACCGTGGACGAAAAAATACTAAAAGCCCTGCGGGGCAAAATAGACATTGCTAGTCAGGTAATGGCAGAAGGCTACCGAGAATGGCTTATTTGAATACCTTTACCCCAGCAAGGACATAATTCCAGATCTATCGCGTGGTTGCCTACGTTCGGCCACCGCTTGCCCTAGAGGATCGTTGGGGAACAGGGTGGAATAGTCCGTTGCCCCAACCGCACCCGTTGGGGGCGTTGGACTGGGTGCCACCGAGGCTATTGGTGGCCCTTCTTGTTCTGGTACAGGTTGTGTATCGGGCACCGTGGGTTCAACCTGTGGGGGTGTTTGCTCTCCTAGTGGATATCTTATAAGGGTTTCTGTTGGGGGGGCTTCTCTAGTTGGTCTTAATTCACCCATAACTTCTGCTCTTTCGTAAGCACTTGGGTCAGCTATCCCCGCTAAGTACAGTAGTCTACGTAATTGGTTTGCTTGTACAGGAGTAACCGAAAAAGCACTAGGGCCTAGTCTGGTTGCTGCTTTGGCTAATTCAGGGTTTAAGATAATTTGTTCTATTATTTTATCCGCTGTGCGGCTCTCCCCAGCTCGCCAAGCCTGTGCGGCCAACCAAACGCTAGTGGTGCGGGGACTTACGCGGCGCTCTAACATATTGATCATACGTGCAGACCACCCCTGTGGGGTAACTCCAGATATGTCCGCAAGTTTATCCGTTAGATGATCTTTATCAAGTCCTCTCGCCCCAAACGACTCTATCGGACCCAATTTGAATACTCTATCAAAGGCATCAAGGGCCACTAACATATCTTCAAAATGTTCGTCGCCCATCACTGTTCTTAAAGTTCCTTCGTTTTTTCCCAGTAAAGTAGAAAATCTCGTTATATCTTTGGCAACCAATGGTGAAGAAACCGATAACCCCGCCGCCTGCCCAGCAGAACCTGCGAGAGCCTCTGGACTAGAAAAAGAACTTATAAATAATCGGTCAAGAATGGCACGGTTTAGGGCCTGTTGCCCTCCTGGGAAACTTTCTGGCCCACTTCTTACGCTTTTTACAATTTCTGTTAACAACGTGGGATTACCAGTTACGGATTGATCTATAGCTGTGTTTAAGAGTGCTGTTCTACCTTCATCTGTTAATCCTTTTACTTCCGATGCCCCAAATCTTCTCATAACTGAATTAAGAGTTCTATTCAACAAGGTGTCGTTTATAAAGGCTTCTCGTGCGTGGAGTTGAGCTTGTCGGGCAATTAAGTGTGCGCTTCGCTGAGAAACATTGGTTAACAGTTCAGAAGCGGGAATAAACTGATCTGTTGTGTTTAAGAGTGGTCTTATGGTTTCACCTGTTGCTTGTTCAACCATTAGTCCTCTTACTTCCGGTGGTTTGGCCGGTGGGTTCCATAGGGGGTTAGGAACCTCTATAGCATTTAGCATTTCTCTGTTGTTACGCACATAGTCGTCTAGCTTACCGGGGTTTATTACTCCATCTCTTAAAACACCACTTGAGTTTCTAGCTTGGTCTAGAATAACCCCTTTCATATCAGTGAGTAGGTTTCTTCTTTCTACGGCTGTAAGTGCCTCAGAATTTGCTATGTCCATAAATTGTCTGGCAGTGGTAGAACTCTGCAAGTACGCTGCGGCTACATGTTCATCAGCAACGGTGTATTGTGTTACGGCTGGGAGTTCTTCTCCTCCCGGACCTGTTCTTGCTGGCCTTGTGCCGGGGCCAGTTTGTAGGGTTCTACGTACAACGCCTCCTTCAAAGGGTAAGACCTGAACTCGATCGAATATCCGAGAAAATTCTTGGTAATTATCCGTAGCTCTCCCAAAATGCCCCGCTGGGCCGTTTTTTATGCCATCTAGTGAAACCCTTAAAGTGTTTAGCTGTCTTATCTTTTGTCTTGCCCCCGGTACTCCTCTAAGGCTTATCATTTCGTTTGTAACCTGTTTACGGAAAGCACTCCAGTCTTGAAAATTTATTTGGTTATTTGGGAATTCAAATTCTAAAAATTCCCGTACTATGGGGGGTAGTCTTCTGTAGCTAATAAAGTCGGGATCAGTTTTTAGTTCAGACAACAGTGTTTCTTTTACTGGGGGTATAATCTTACCATCCACTGTTTGTTGTCCTAAATCTCCCACAGAAGTTCTTGTGTTTACCCCCAAGCGTGTAGCTTCCGCTTGTGTGTATTTTTCCGCCGCGTCCATTAGTACTTGTTCCTGCTGCCGTATCGACCGACCTGTGGCCCCTGCGCCTTCTTCTAAGGAAGAAAGAGCTAGGGTTCTCTCGGGTGCCCCTGCACCTCCAGAGAGATGACTAAGCGTTGACTCTACGTCGGTTATGTTTCTGCTTACACTACTTTGTAAGCGTGTTAGCCGCCCTGTGGCTGCATCTATTATTAAAGAAGGCTGTGCCCAAACGGCCTCCCCGTGAGCATTGATCATAGGGAGGCCGGTGTTAGGGTCTATTACCGGACCCATAAATTGTTTATCTACAAAATCTGCAACTACTTGAGAGTTTTTTCGTTGAAGTGCCCTGTACTCAGCCGCAGATTCTTGCCCCAATGTGCTGGCTACTCTGGTTTCTTCTCCTATCAAGGCACGAGACCCACTTACTCTTGCAGGGCTGAGTGCGAGTTGTTCCCCCGTTGTTTCTTCAATGGCGGCTTGTACCTCTCTGGTACGGGCGGTATGGGCAGCGTTTTCTTCCAACTGTAGCTCGTAGTCGACTTTATCTTGTGTGGATCTTCGAGCTCTTCCTCTACCCCCTGTTATGGGTGCCCCACGTATATTTCTAGCCTGTCTTTGTCCGTATGCTAGTCCCGTAGCTATTGCTCCCCCACCTTGTTCGGGGGCTTGTTCACTAAAAAAGGTAATTGCTCTCCCAGCGGGGGTAGCTCTTGTTATCCCTTGTAGGAAGGACCCTATAGCTCCAGGGAGCTGCTTTGCCCCAGCATAAATTGCCATAGGAGCAGCAAGTGCCCACGGGCCAGATCCAGGGACGATTTCTTCCGCACCCTGCATATACGCTCCACCAATTCCACCGGCTATGGTTTCAGTAGCGGCTAATCTCCCTGCACCGGCAAATTTGTCCCCGCCAAGAAAGCGAGCAGGAAACGCCTCCGCCGCAAATGTACGGAGCCCCGCACCTGCGCCACTTAACCATTGTCGGGCTTGAGCTATTTTTCCTGTCCCAGCAATACCTTCTCTTTGGGCTTCTCTTGCTAGCTGTTGCCGCATAACATCGGCACCCGTTTTTGCAGCTTGATAGCCCGTGCTGGCGTATTTAGAAGCCGCTGTTAGTGGTACACCCCAAGATGCTACTTCCCCTGCGGCCATCCCCATACGTCCGGGAGCTGTTGTTTTCCCAATAAATTCTCCCTGACCAAAACTCCATTGGCCAAGAGGTCCATTCCAAAGAGCATTAACGGTTTCATAATCTCCTGCGTTAATAATGCGACTCAACATATTTCTGGGAATATTTGCGTCTTTAGGGACTAACCCAGCCATTTTTAGTCCTTCTACTGCAGAGTCAATTACTAAATCTGGTACGCTCAAAATGGCTTCATTAAGCCCGGTGAGTATTCCCCCAATAGACTCCGCTACCCCTCCCGAAACCCCAGTAGTAGGCAGCTTCTCACCGCCCCCGAAAAGGGAATACCCCTCAGGGGTACGTTCTCCAACAAGAACCATATCTCTGTGGGGTTCAGTTCCTTCAGCCTCGGCCTGTGTTGCTGTAGCAGCAGGGGGGGTTCTGATTCCTGGTTGAACCATGGGGGCACTACGGTAGGCTTCCTGCCTAGCGGCAGCGGGATCTACCTCAGGGGGGGTAGAGGGTACGAATATTATGTCTCGCTGTGGGGTGGGTTCGTCAGGCATAGCTATTAGTTCCTAGGAAGCCGAATTTGATACCAAATACCACGACCTTTACCGTGTTGTCTACCCTGTGGCTCACTCCACGGCATACCTAGTTGGGGGTTACTTTCAATATATTCTTTGGCTTGTGCGTCCTTGCCCTCAGGTACGGGGTAAAATACCCATTTATCTTCTAGAGTTGCTCTTATTCGTTCATCGTCGGCTTTTAGGGTATCTTGTACCATTAATCGGGCGCGGGGGTCAGCAAAGTTGAAGGCATCGTTTATTCCCCCAGTAGGCACCGGATGTTGATAATAGTAAGGATTACCCGATACCCGGCTAACAGCCTGTGAGTAATTGTTATTGGTTTCGCGTAACAGTTCCATAAATCTTGCTCTGGCTGCTTCTGGTTCCCTAAACATTCTTGGTAGTTCACCCAACTCATTACGTACATACTGTACTTGGCCTTCTGGGTACCGGGTAGAAGGCACCTGCGCCCTAACCAAAGTCTCCGTAACTAATAACCACTGAGCTCTGCCTCGTTCGGTGTTTACGTTGGTGAACCAATCGTTCCATTTTCCCGGAGGCAAAAAGGCAGCTATACCTGTACCCAATCGTCTAAAGCCAGCTTCGGGACCAGTAAAGTCCATCATTTCTGATAGATGATTTTCTAATGCTATGGAAGCACTCTCATATTCATTTATAGAGTTCATGATTTCCGCTTGCATTGCTGCGGTCTGAAACTCTACCGGCACTGTGGAAGGTGACATTTCTTCCGAGTAAGGATGTTTTTCATCCACCCCTATTCCGGCCCGAGGAGTCACGGTGATGATTTCCATTTCCCCTGTTTCTGGATTCCTTCTTCTCTGTTGTACTTGGTGCGTGTACCCCGTGTGCTTGTTTGTTATGTATGTTCTACCTGTTTCATCGTGGTCAATTCGTTGTATAGAATCAGCATCTCCTGGAACCCAGTCAAAATTCTCGTCAAGATGTACGTTTTCCCCGTCTATGTCAACATAGTACTTACCAGTGCCTCCGTCGTAGGAGCCCCCAAATACCTCCCAACCTTGTTCGCCGCCATATTCGTCGCCAAACAAAACAACGTCTATTTTCTGTGGGTCTATAAGTCCAGTCCCCGTACGAGCGGCATACGTAGAAGCGTCTATTTTTATTATGTTAGGATCAGCTTCGTAGTTACCTGCTAAATCAAATAAGCCATGTGGTAGGAACCTCCCGGCAAAGGGTTCCCATTCTCCTGTTTCTTTGTTTTCTTTCATATAGTATTCAGCGGGGATTTGGGCATAGGTCGCTACAATACTATCTCGGTGCTTTTCTGTATCAATAAGGGTGCTGAGTTCTTCACTAGCTAGTACTTGGCCCCACTGTAAGGCACCAGTGCCTAAGTCAAGAGTTAACTTAGCCAGATCGGACATTTCATGCTCATACGTGGTTACGGCTTGGTCTCTTAGAGTTCTTTGCAGTGTGTTATATTCATCTTTTAATCCTCTAACTCTTTCAAATGCCCCTTGGGCCAGCGCCAGTTCTTGTTGATTTCTGTTTTCTTTTAACCTGTTAACATCATCACGGGATTCTTTTCTTATTGTTCTGTCTAATATACTTTTTTCTTTAGCCACCGTGCTCATTCCCTCAGCAAGATAAGGAAGCGCCTTGGCAATGGCGTAAAAAGGACTTTTATTACTCGTGGCTATGTGGGCACCAAATTGGGCCAAGTGTAACCATGCTTGAGTTTCAAAGTCTTTTTGAGTATCACCATAATCTTCTGTACGTTGTGCAAGGGCCTCTTCGTAGGTGAGTGGCTTTGTTAAGTATTCACCCATTACGGCTCTTTGTTCTTCTATTATATCTCTGGTTGTTCTGTCCTTATCAGGCAGATATTCGCCGTATGCGTCTATTCTTCTTTTTATACGTTCCTCTACAGGTTCTACTTCTGGTAAGGAGGGAGTTATAAAATCCTTGTAGTATTGTGAAAGATTCTCCATCCTGCCCACATCTATACCACGAGCCGTTGCAGAGGGAATATTCCACCCTGTTCCTGAACTAACCAGTCGAGGTGCTCCGGCTTCATCCATTTGTGCCCCCGGAGGAAAAACGCTGGGTGCATGACCTCTCCACCCACTTAAAGCTGGATACTGAGGAACATAAGGCTCACTAATAGCGGCAGCGGTAGGGTCAACAGGTGTAGTGGTAGGGTCAACAGCGGCAGCGGTAGGGTTAACAGCGGGCAAGGTGGTAGGGTCATCAGTGGGTACGGTGGTAAGTAACGGATTACTCCCCGGCCCGTAAATTGGTGGAGTACCACTCAGCCCCCCTTGGAAAAACCCCGCTACGGGCTGAAACCCCTCAGCGGGTACTTCCATAGTGGGCGCAGCTAGGGGGTTGGTGGGGTCGCCCAGAGGAGTCCCCATGGTGTTGGCTGTTAACTCACCGGGTGCGCCTAACAAGTTACCCAAACCGCCCTGCCCGTTGGTAGACTCCACCGCCGCTACAAGCTGTAAGGTGGTTTGTGTTATGGGTAACACGCTCTCCGGGGTGTTGTTAGCGTCTTGTTCGCCAACTATGGTGGCTAGTTCAGTGCGGGCCTCTTCTGTGGAACTGGCCGTACCGCCCATGGCGGCAAGGATTTCGTCTACGGTTTCGGCAGAGTCTAACTCCATGTTGGTGGCGGCTACTTCTTCGGCCACGGCTGAATCTATAGGCCCCTGAAGAGCAGACCCCATCATGCCCTGTGCCTGTGCCTGCGCCTGTGGCCGTGCTTCTGGGGGCAAAGTCTGTGCCTCTGGGGTCATGCCCGGTGCCTGTGGGGGTAAAGTGCTTACAATGCCCCCGTTCTGGGCTTGGTTACTAAACATGGGTCGGGTTAAGGTAGGCACTTAGCGGTGTTCCTATTGATTTACATTCCCAAACAAGTTCTGATACCCCTGAAACGCCGCCAACGCCGATATGCCCGTGCCCAGCGCAGCATTCATGGGGCTTGCGCCCGGTGCCGTGGTAGACGTAATGGCCGACTCACTCGTGGGCGCACCCTTGTACATATCGCTTAGGAACCCTATGCGCTGGAACGGTTCGTAGGCTTCTCCAACGGCGGTTTGGCGGTAGGCATCCATGGCTTTTTGTTGTGTTTCTTGGTCTAGGCCCCCCAGCAGGCCGAGGAATTGATTCTCCCCCTGTTGCAATGCCCCCTGCCGTGCGCCCATTGTTCCGTAGGCTTCGCCTAGGCCACCCAGTATGCCAGCGGTTTGCCCGTACAGACTGCCTATGCCCCCAAGGCCACCAGCCCCCTGTTGCAACCCCGCCAGACCAAGTTGCCCCCCGGCTAGTGCGGTTTGTGCGCCCATCCCCTGCGCCTGTAGCAAGCGTTGTTGTTGGGCTTCTCGCCCCTGCATAGAGGCCCCCAACGCCTGTTGGTAGTTGCGGCTGTAGTCTTCGGCAATGCGCCGTGCTTTTATATCGCTAATGTTGCGTTGGAATTCCTGTTCGGCAACGGCTTGTCGGGTACCACCATAAGCACCAGCACCCACCCCCTGTGCTCTGATACCAGTTAAGTCTTTAGCGGCTTGTCGGTCGATTTCCTCTAAAGCCTGTTGGGTGACTTGTGTCTGGTAAGGATCCATAAAGGCGGCGGCTTCGTTAGGGTCGTACATGCCGGTGCCACCCATAGCGCCCAATGCTCGCTGGTTAGCCAGTGCGGCGGCATCGTAACCAAATTGGGGTGCCCCACGGAATAGGCCAGCGGCCTCGGTGCCTAGTCCTGTTATATCACCGGCGGTGGCTACACCAGTGCCCAACGCCCCCATGCCTTGCTCTAAATACGGCTGGTAAGACCCCACCCCCTCTGTTGCCCGCCTCATGGCCATGCGTTGCAAGTCCGAAAGGGGCGCAGTCTTATAGGCCATATCGGACATGTCCACAGGGATGTCCGCTCGTTGTTTGGCCAGTTCTAGTAGCCCTAGCTTATAAGCCTCTACTTCGGGGGCTTCTCGGGAGACTATCGTTTGTAAACTTTCTTCAGGCATGTTGCTTACCCTCAAAGTCTTGCATCATTGCGTACATACGCGCCGCGCCCTGACGCCTGCTGCCATTACCGGCACCTTTAACGGCACGTTCAGTCATGACGAATTCTCCGTCACTCAGCATGGCGGGTATACTGTCGCTGACGCCTGTGCCT